TGAAAATATTCCATGGTTTTGGCAAAATACTGTGACACATTATGATGAGGAGAAGTATTCATATGGGTTTCAATTGACTCATCTTTTTTATAAAGATGATTCTCCTCAAAGTAGTGCAAATCAATACTTAGAAAAATTATATAATGCACTCGGTGTCAGAACTCTTTTAAGATCTAAGGTTAATCTTGGAACGAGGGCAGGAGAAATTATCAGACATATGTGGCATTGTGACTTTCATTATGATGACTCAAAAACTGCAATACTTTATCTTAATACATGCAATGGATATACTGAGTTTAAAGAGTCTGGGAAAAGAGTTGACAGTGTAGAGAATAGACTGGTAAGATTTTCGTGTAATACTCTACATGCGGGTACGACTTGTACTGATGAAGATAGACGCATGGTAATTAACATCAACTATTTCTAACTCTTATGGAACTAATTAAACCCAACGATCCACAGTATTTTACCGTATCGTCTGATATGTTGTATGATCGTCATCACTACAAAGTTGTGAGTAAGAATGGTGATAAAACTATTGTGAATAATTGGGAAGACGCTGCCATGATTTGGTGGAATAAAAAAGTATTTCTATCACACATTGAAGTTTTGGATAAACCACAATCAAAGAAGGGTTTTGCATGATTAGATCATCTATTCTTGATACTAAATTTCATATGGACTTTCCTTATGAAACATTTCCATGGAGATTGGAAGTTAATAAAAATAATCACAATATAAAAGGTATTGCTCTTACGGTATGTCACTTTGAATGTAAAGAGCACTTGGAGAAATATCTTGATCGTTACAACTTCAAACCCAAAGATGTAAAAATCTCAAATCGTTATGGTGAAACCTATGAGTTCAAACGTCGTAGAAAGAAAACTACATAGTCATAGTTGCGACTCAGGTATGAACAATGGATTACCTATTCAACCGCACGCTCAGATTTTAGTTCTCAACAATAGTTACGAACCAATTAACATTACAAATTGGAAACGTGCTATTGTTCTTCTTTTAAAGGAGAAAGCACAAGTATTATCAAGTCGTGTCATTCGACTGTTTAATTATATTCGCATCCCGTTTGCAAAAATCGTAGCACAGACACCATCTAGGGCTATGATTTACAAGCGGGATAACAATAAGTGTCAATACTGTGGTGCTACTCGATCACTTACCATTGATCATGTCATCCCTCGTAGTAAAGGAGGAGAGGATTCGTGGGATAATCTTGTAGTTGCATGTGCATCTTGTAATGTCAAGAAGGGTGACAAACTTCTTGAGCAAACTAATATGAAACTTGCAAGAAAACCATTTACACCCTATAATAAAGTACAGTTTACGCTGTCATATTCTGAAGTGCCTGAATGGCAGGAGTTTTTATTCGTATGATGAAACAGTATCCCTACGAAATTACATACAAACTGAAGAGCACTGGCAACAAACGACTGAAAAAACGTGTCGATGCTTCACATCAAGCAGAAGCAAAACGTTTGTTTGAAGCTGATATGCCATCAGCAACTATTTTGTATGCAACACCATTGCCTCAGAATTGATCATGAAAAGGATTAAAAAATTAGCACAAATGAAATCATCTCATTATTACATCTTCTGGGGAATCGCTACTGCTGCTGTTGTTGCGGGACAACTTTATGTCGGCACTGGTTATCGACTTTTGCATAAAAGTACACAAGAATTGATCAATAAAGTTGATGGAGTTCTTTTCTATCAAAATAAAGAAAGGAATTATCTTTAGAATTGTATCAACACTCTAAAGAAAGTATTAAATTTGTCATGGTATGCTGATAAATGTATTAGAATACTGTCAATTCAGGATCGCCTATGACTCTTCCAAAGGACAAAAAACCTAAACAGCAAGAGATTGAAAGCATGAAGATTGCTGTTAATGAGGTTGACATTCGTGCCATCCATCCTGATAAGATGGAAGACTTCGCTGCCCACATGGTAGAACAACTAAAAGAATCCCAATGAATCAAATTTTGTTATCTGATTGTGTCTCAGGGATGAAGACACTTGGTGGTGAATCTATCGACTTATGTGTTACATCCCCTCCTTATGATGATCTTCGTACATACAACGACAGTTCATCATGGAACTTTGATACATTCAAGAATGTCGCCGCTGAACTTTATCGAGTGATGAAGATTGGCGGCGTTGTTGTGTGGGTGATTGGAGATGCTACCGTCAAAGGTAGTGAAACTGGTTCTAGTTTCCGCCAGGTGTGTCATTTTATGGATCTTGGGTTTCTATTACATGACACCATGATCTATGAGAAGAATGGTAGCCCTTTCCCCGCAAAAAGAACAGGTAATCGATATTCACAAATCTTTGAGTATATGTTTGTCTTCTCAAAGAAAACTAAACCAAAGACTGCACATCTGCTGTGCGATAAACCAAACCGCTGGGCGGGTTATACACATTTTGGCAAGGGAACTATCAGAACAAAAGATGGACAACTCAAAGATAGGCAGATCAAACCCATCCCGGAATTTAGTCCGCGAAATAATATCTGGAAATATAATACTGGCAAAGGATACTCAACCAAAGACGATGTTGCCTTCGAGCATCCTGCAATCTTCCCCGAAAAATTAGCACGAGATCACATTCTTACATGGAGCGATGAAGGTGATTTAGTGTTAGATCCTTTTATGGGTTCAGGAACTACTGCCGTTTGTTGTTTAGAAACTAAGAGAAAGTTTATAGGATTTGAGATAGATGAGACTTACCACGACATCTGCACCAGGAGACTGGAGCAGCATGTGACAGTCGAAAAAGCGTCACTCCCTGACTCAAATCCCCTTGAAGATGCCCTATATTAACAGAGTCAAAGGAACACACCTCACCCATGGCAACTCGCTCCCGCATCGGCATTGAACTCAAGGATGGTAGCATCGTGTCTTCTTACCACCACTGGGATGGTTATCCTGAGTGGCTGGGACGCATCCTGAACACTCACTACAACACCCGCGAACAGGCAGCAGAACTGATTGACGGCGGCGACATGTCATGTTGCTGGGCAGATGAGATTTGGGGCAAGAAACTTCCTCAGGGTGAATATGCTCCCGAGTATTATTCTGCTCGTGGTGAGAATTGCCCTCCTCGCTATGATCAAACTCGCGAAGAGTATCTGTCTGATGGTGAAGAGTTTTCTTATATCTTTACGAGTGCGGGTTGGGTATGTTATGATATGAATGAGTTCAATGATAAGCAACCTGAAATTGTTGCTATCCCTGGAGGTAATTTGGCGGTATGAATGGTTCAACACTTGTGGTAGACTACGAAGAACTGGAGGTGTTACAAACCGCCCTCCAGAAGTTGTCTAAATCTGATAGCGCAGATCCAAAAGTTCCTGTGCTGTATAATAAAATTGTTTCTATTATGGAAACGATTGAGCTTCAAGAACTCTACAACAACGATCCCCGCAATGACTGAAACTGAAAAGCAGTATTGGCAAGATATTGCCACCAATTTCTGGAAAGAGATTGAACAGGAAGCAGAGGAACTTGAAGTCACGGTAGACTACTACATCGAGGAGTTTTTCACATCATGACTGAAGATCAAAAGTACAAAGTTATCATCGAAGAAACCAATGGTTGGTTTACCTATGATGAGAAAGCACAATATCTTACCCGTGCAGAGGGTATCCAATGGGTTGATAATGCCATGAAAGATGGTGTTTCACCTGATAGATTGCGAGTAGTTCGACAAGAATGGGGCACATGATTGGAAACCTTGAACCTGAGGAACATGTTATGGATGACAGTGTGATGTATCCTGGTGGAATGTTGGGGCAGCTTAGTATTGCTCTGGAGAAAATGGGATGGGATCAAGGTGATAACATCGCCGTTGAAATTGCAGGCACCTCAGTGTATGAAATTGATGGTGCTGGTACTAAGTGGGCACCTGTAAAAGGTACTCGAAAGTACAACAAAGACGCTTTCATTATCATCAAAAATCTTGATCGTAATCCCACTGTTTCGAGTGTACCTAATCCAGAACTTAAGGGACATCATCTTAAGTCAGAGAAAGAACTTGCCGCAGAGTTGAAAAGAAGTGATGACGCTAAAGGCTATGACACATACAGTAAATGAAAATGATTATGATATGCTAGTTGATCTTTCTAGTCATATCAATCGTGGAAATGTTTGGAAGGTTCTTGTAGATCTTTCTATGAAAGGTGCTATTGATGAACCTGAATACATTTACACTGTGGCAGTTGAAGTAGTGGCACCTAATAGAGATCTAGCACAGTATATTGTGACTACAATGTATCCAGAGTATGAAACAATCTCTATTCCCGATGAACCTGTCTCTTCCTGATGATTTCCCCCATCAACCCCCGAAGAATTCCTCCTACGAAGTTACACAACATAGGAGGAATGTTCTTGCTATTTGGTTACGGGATCACCGTAGTTATTCTTACACTAATGATGATGTTCGGACTATCTGGGGATTCTACGACACAAAAAAGCGAAAATACTTTGCCCCAGTCAATGCAAAGAAACCAGGACAATTAGTAGACATTTCTAATACTCGCGATTATACTTCTATGCAGTTGAACCTTAACCCGCTTGAATATGCCTTATACTCCTGAGGTTGATGATTATGTAAAGTGGCGAAATGTCGAAGGTTGGGTGTACTTTGTTGACAAAGAATACCTGACGATTGAAGTTGGTGTTAAGGAGAAAGAAGATGATTTAGTGCCAATGCACAAGAAACATCACATTCTAATTGTATGTCATCATTGGGATTGGTATGAGTTAGAATACATCAAAAACAGAAGAGGTAACATTGACACCTACAAATCACAGATTGGTAGGTATTCGGATCCCCAGTGAATTATCATGCTTAAGTATCAAGTTTCGTACAAAAAACCAAAGAAGAAAGGCTATGCCTGTCACAAAGCAGTTTTCTATAAGATTGAAGATGCTATTTTTTGGGAGGAACATGTAAAGAACAACCTGGAAGGTAGGGACGTTCAACTAACTGTCCACTAAGTTGACACAGCACCTCAATCTCCTGTATATTAAAGAAGTTGAGAGGCAAAACAGTAAGAGGGATCGACAAACAGATCTCCGCCATCTTAACTGCGGTACACCCCTTTGCTGGTTTCAGGTGTAGCGGCGACAGGAAATCAGCACCCATTTGTTTATTTTATTGTAATGTTTTTCGAGTTCACCGACACTCCTCAAATCGAAGAAGTGATGTACTGGAATGATGAATCTATTGATCAATTTCTTGATGAGCAAGGTGACATCGTAGGTATGAACGTAGAATGTGATGAGTTTGATACAAATATGACTGTGTAATTCACAAATCATATACATAACTCTGTTATGGTTGTTGAGGAAGCTCTAACAACTCTAGATTTCTTTGAAGGCATCCCGACTAAATAGGGGTGCCTTATTTGTTTTTATGACGCCTCACAAATACGATCACATACTAATCCATCGAAATCCTTACAACAACAAACCACATACAGTAGAATACATCGATCCAAAATTCATACAAACACGAATCTATTTCCAGTGTGAGAGTGAATACTTTAGGAAGAAAAAGACAATTAAATAAGTGTCACAAGGGGGGTTGTGAAACCCTCTTTTTTATGCAATGATGTAATCATGAAAAACCTTCACATCCAACACCCCGAAGATTCTATTCTGTCGGGTGATCTCTCTGTTCTCGATTGGTTCCTCACTCCTTCACACCTTTCTGTGAAGATTGATGGTTCTCCTGCTATTGTTTGGGGTACAAATCCTGCGACAGGAAACTTTTTTGTTGGCACTAAATCTGTCTTCAATAAAGTAAAGATCAAGATCAATGAATCGCATGAAGATATTGACAACAACCACAGCGGTGAAGTCGCTAAGATTCTCCACGCTTGTTTTGATTACCTTCCTCATACAGATGATGTCATCCAAGGTGACTTTATTGGTTTCGGTGGGGATGATACTTACACTCCTAACACACTCACATATGTTTTCGACGACATTGTGACTGAAGAGATTATCATTGCCCCTCATACTTTCTATCAATGTGAGAAAGATCTGCGAGATGCTGTTGCATATCCCATGGAGTATTTCAATATG